CTTATTCTCATACATCCGGTTGAACAATCGCACAAACGCGGAATGTAAAACTTGTTCATCAACCGATTTGGCATCACATGCTGCTTTTCCTTCATTGACATACGTTTTGCATTGCCATACCACTTTTTTGGATGGATTATTGCTGTTCCAGGTTCGGCGTTTAAAAATGGCTCCACAGCATCCACAATATACTTTACTGCTAAGTGCATATTTACTGGAGTACCTTTTACTCTCCCCCATCACGCTCCCTTTCAGCTTGGCCCTCCGTTCCTTTTCCTTTTGCACCGCTTCAAATAGTTCCTTGGATACAATCGGTTCATGGTTATTCTCAATTAAATATTGCTGCTCCTGTCCTTTATTCCTTATTCGTTTGTGGGTTAGAAAATCTACCGTTACCGTCTTTTGCTGAAGCAAGGCTCCGTAATATTTCTCATTGGTCAGAATTAAGGTAATGGAGGAATCCCACCACGTATCGCCACCTGTGACTGTTTTAATGTGATCTCGCATCAATCCTCTAGCAATCGCCTGATAGCTTTTCCCATCCAAATACTCCTCGTATATTCTGCGTACAATCTCGGCTTCCGACTCGTTAATCACCAGTTCCCCCTGCTCGTCCTTATCGTAGCCAAGAAAGCGAGTCGTGTTGCAGAAGACTTTGCCGTTTTGAAAGCCTCGTAATATGCCCCATCGACTATTCTCAGAAATGTTTCGACTCTCGTCTTGGGCAAGGGAACTCAGGATGGTCAGCAATACTTCGCCTGTGGTATCCAGCGTATTAATGTTCTCCCGTTCAAAGAATACGGCGACTCCGAGACTTTTGAGTTCCCGTACATATTTCAATAAATCCAGTGTATTTCTCGCAAATCTCGAAATAGATTTCACTAGAATAAGATCCAGTTTACCGTTTCGAGCATCCTGTATCATCCGATTAAAATGTGTTCTATTTTTGGTGCTGGTTCCAGTGATCCCTTCATCGGCATAGATATCAGCCATTTCCCATTCCAAGTTGTTTTGAATGTATTGGGTATAATGATTGACCTGATTGGTATAGCTCTCCTTTTGCTCCTCGGAATCGGTACTGACCCGGCAATAGGCTGCGACTTTCTTTTTCTGGATAGATTGAATTCCTTCTACGATGTCCACCGTTTTAATGGGAACAACGACGACTTTTTTTGCGGTTGCGGCTTGTGCCATAGGTGTTTCTCCCTTCGATATCTTCTTTATACGGTCACATGGTATAATGCTTGCGGCACATCATCAAGTCCATTTCTGCCCATGTTATAGCTATTTGAAAGACTTTTTATTCAGCTCATCAATCGCGATAAACTCTTCTTCTGTAATGACATGTTGTGATCTCAATTGCTTCAACAGGCTTAGACTGAGCAAGTAATCAATAGATTTTCGTTGCATATGTATGTGCTCCTTTAAAATTAAAAATGGCTCACCTCTAGGGCAAGCCGATAGATATAAAGCTTAGAATAAATTTTTAAGGCTAATGTTCTTTTCTACGGTAATGCTAGGATCACTTACTAAGGTGGCTGTCAACACAAGGACTTTGTTGATTGCACCACTACTGCTTCCGGCTTTCACAGTCACGCTATTTCCTGTAGTTGCTATTATGCTCCCCATGATAGGAGTTGAATCATCTTGATTCCGTAGGCTCCACTCTACCGACTGGTCAAACACTTCTGTTCCATGATCATAGATATGACTGACGTATGAGGCGCTTTGGCCTGTTTTTAGCATGGGATTACCGGTAATGGCTATCGAATAGATATGCGTTCCCGTTTCAACGACTCTCAATTCAATGGTACTCAGCACTGTCAGATGATACGTTAATTTCGCGGTGATGCTTGCTTGTCCCAAAGCGATGCCTATAACCTGTCCATGCTGATCTACGCTAACCACATTCGGATCGCTTGTAATGAAAGTTATGACTGGATTAACCATCTCATTCCCGTTATCCGTAGCAGTCAAATTCAAAGATAACGTTTCGTTGAGCAGCACATGAGCTATCGTTCCCTGATTGATTTGTAAAGCATATGTATGAGTAATCTCGTACTTCCATCTGTCTGCAATGTTATGTTCCACGTCATCATAAGCTGTATTTATGCTATCTAATGTGCAGCTTAACTGGATGATGCCATTCATCGTGCGATCAATTCCAGTCACTTTAAACGGCTGATGAGTCATATAGAATCGTTGGTTCAATGCGATGTTTCGCGTGTCTGCATTGTCCTGTACTGTAACCAGGATATTTCCCTCTGGCATGGAGATAACTTTACCTGTTTCCGTTGAAAACGTTCTGGCTTCTACCACAGCATCAAACCATTTCACCTGTCCATTCCAGTTTAATGCTAGTCGTTGATTACACTTTCTCATTCTGCCTCGACAAGACTTTTCATTTCGATCCACCTGACTGGTGATCAGATACTGTTCATAACGATAATCCACGCTATCTCCTGTATGTAAGGGTGTTGCTGCACGAATGATTTTTTCATCGGTCATTTGAATGGTATCTGTCGCATCCCGAATCAGAGCAAGCTGTCTTACACCGTTTATGTGTACAAGCTCGCCTTTCTCTCGTAGGAAGAAATCAATCATCGGCTCTAAGCTCCGTGTCATTCCTCTACCTCCAAACCAAAATCCTGCTTACAACGATAAAGGTACAACTCCACATAATCATTCCATTCCTTCATATCCAAAATAATAAAGACATCCTTAGCAAATTGGACATAGCCGTTTAATTGCAATAAAGATTCCAGTGGACAGAAAGCTCGATATATTGTCTCCAAGGTGTAACTATCTTCAAATGAAAAGCTTTTGCGATAAGGTTGTACATCTGCCATCACTGACAGAACAGGTTTGAAATGAGTAGCATCTAAAATTTCCAGCTTCGTATCATAGAACATCAGTCTGTACCTACCTTAATTTTAGGCAGAGGAAGAGCCAGCCTGATACTTGTCGGAATGCCTGCTTCATAGGTGGCTGAGCGTTCACCTTCTTGCTTATGTGTTAAGCCAACCGAATCCCGATTTTTATATAGATACACCGCATAATCGACCATGACATCATCATATTCCACAGGTAGCGTTGCCAGGTTACAATAGCCATAAATATTACTCCTTGCTTTATTCAAATAGTGGATCAGGATACCATCCTTGGATATGTCTATTGGTTCCATGCCTAATAATCGTTTCATCAAATCCATTAGCTCACTCATGTGCTGTCTCCTATACCTCCTTTACCTGTTCCTTCTCGGTACGCTTCATGCTCTTGGTAGCTTGTACTTTCGTTTGGGCTGCTTCTTGCTTAGTCTCATCTGGTTGCGGTTCCTCTACTTGCTCATAATGCCCACTAGCCTGTAACCGCAGCATTAACTCCTGATCTGTGACTTCCCATGTGCAGCCTGTTTCCTGATTCAAAAACCACATCTTATCACCCTCCAAAAATGAAAAATAGGGCATCCAAAACGGACACCCTAAACGTGTTTCTTCTATTAGAATGTGTTCTCATATCATCCACTTTCAATTAAGACTTATTGGCTGTGAGTACAGCAAGAGCTTCAGGCTTGATACATTTGGCTCCAAACACCTGTAAACCTTTCACCGCATCTGAAAATTGTTTCTCTGGTCTGAACGCCTCCACTGAATCCACTTGCCCGGCAAACGAAATGGCGCTCTTATGACCCGCAATAATTTTATACTTAGCTCCTGTGGTATTCGGCACATTGTTGGATTTATAAACGATCATACCATCAATATCTCCGACATAACCTGTACGGATAATGTTCGGGTCTTTGGTAAAACGTGCATCTTTCAGCAGCAAGCCATAATACCATGCGGGAACCACCACAAATCGTTCCGATTCAGGTACATTATTTTCGTCCAATATTACGCCTAAATCAATCAGCAAATCATAGGCTGTATCTTTGCTTGGAACCATAGGCGTGGTGTCGTTACCCATTGTATTCTCGGCTTTGACCTCCGTGTAAAATCCAGCAAGATACTGATCCACCACATTGGCGAGTCCATAAGAGGCTTCCACGATTCCACCATCCAGTAGATTTACATTCGCTTGAGCAGCATCTACATCATCCACTTGAAAATTGAAATACTTGGCCTGATCAATTACCAACGTCTTTTGCGTAGCATCCAACTCCTGTGGACTCCCGATTCCTGCTACCTTGTCATAGTTGCCAATCGTCACCGCTCCAATCGAATTGATTTTTACTGTGGAGCCTTGACCTTGAATCTCACCTTCATAATCGGTGTTGACCACATTACCGTACACCAAATTTTTCTTCAAACTTTCATTTAAACGTGCGCTCCAAATGGTAGGAATAAAATTTTGTACTGACATATCTAATCACCCTGTCCTTTTCTATTGATTATTGTTTGTTTTGTAATGCTTGTTTGACTTGATCCCAATGCTGATTAATCTCGTTGGGGGACATTCCTTTAATCGAATCCAATGTAAATGTGCTACTCGTTGAACTAGCTGGGGGTGTATATCCATCCCCTTTGAGCCGTTGTTCGACCTGCTGTTGGATACCCATTTGCAGCGATTGTTCCAACATAGCTAAATTCGCTGTCGTCCCTTCTTCATCTGCACCAATAAAAAAATCCACTAACGGGAGTGGAAGTTTCTTTTCGGATGCAATTTTAATTGCTTGACTGGTTAACCGTTCACGTTGCTTCTCTAGCTTCATATGCTCCACTTCGGCTCGTAGCTTCTCGACTTCGATTTCTTTCTCATCCTTAGCCGGGAATCGCTTCTTGATCTCAACATCCACCGCACTTTCCAGATGATTAGCTTTCCACGTTTCCAACGATTTAGCTGATCGTTTGTCCACCGTGCTATCGAACCAACTTTTTGCTTCCTTATTAGATTGAATGAATTGCTCTATCCCTTCTACGCTATACAGATTCAAACCCTGAAGATACGTTTGCCATTCCTCATTCGTTTGGTTTTCTTCAATCAACTGCTTCATTTGTTCTAAATTCATTTTCGATAATCTCCTTTATCGCCCATTCGACTACGCAGAACCGAACACGCTTATGTATGTATTGAATTAAGCCGTTTAATGTCATGCTTAGGACAGGGATGTTACGCTTTAGGAATCACAAAAACGAGGAAAAGGTACAAACATACCAACTCCCCACTTTTAGGTATTTTTAACCCTTATTTCATTTGGATTTTTGACAGCCTAAAGCGTAACACCGAGTCTGTTTGGGTTCGAGCTTTCGAACACGTATATGTATGTTCAATTCGTTTAACGTCATATCTGCTACAATGATGTTACGCATTAGAAACCGTAAAAACGAGAAATAGGCACAAACATACCAACTCCTCATTTTGAGTTGTTTTTCTCCCTTAGTTTATTGGGCTTTTTATACTTCTAAAGCGTAACATCAAGCCTGTTTTTTCCTCATCTGACGCATCCGCAATTTCGTCTTTTCATTCGCATTCTTATCTCTACATTTCTCACAGTATTTTTGCCGATTCGAATGAGCTGAAAATGCAGCCCCACATTTCTGACAGTTCACCCTCGGTTGCGCTGTTTTAAATTCAGATTCTACATTCCGCTCAGACGTATATTCTCGTTCCAGCTTCTCGTCTATGGATAAAACTCCTTTTTCAAAATATATACAACGGGGCAGAGTATCATTTTGACCAAAGAATACACATGGGCCATCCTGTAAACAGCAATAGTTTGGGATACCATACTTCGCTCCGAAATAACAAGCACAATTATTCTTCACCAGCCGCTTGACCCTATTTTTATTCTGCATCCGATTTCTCCTCAGCCGTATCTGCTAATCGTTGCTGCTCCGAATGAAATTTATTGAATTCCAGCTTGGGATTCTCTACAAACGGTAACAGTGTTAGCAATGTTTCCTGAGAGACCACTTCTTTCAGTTTCACAATCACATCAGCCATCCCAACCAAGTCTGTCGGCAAGTTACGAGTAAACTTCACAGCGATATCCCGGTAATCATATTGAACGCCTTCTTTAATGTGCAGAAAGGTGAAGAAATTGCGTAAACGTTGCTTGATCGCCTTTTCCATCAACGCTTCACGCATCGCCACTCGATTCTCCAAATTCAGCAGCTTATTTCTCAGCGCTAAGGAAGAAGTATTGCTGGCCCAATTCTCATTGAAATTAACCTGATCCATCATGTCGAAAATTTTGCGTTCAATGTTATCCAACTCGTTTTTCACAAAAGAATCATTAATCTCCTTCGTAAGCCAGCTTACCTTTCCTCCAGCCGGAACTTGAATAATGCCCATCTTCTTCATATTCAATAAATCTTCAGCTTCCAATTTCGCGTTTTCAATCACGAGATAGGCGTTGCGATGATCTGCGATTTCATTGACCAAATCAGAGTTCAAAGCGTTATAGGCATCAAATAAAGAAATCACATCATGGAAACCACTTTTTCTCTCTGTATTAGCTGGACAGGAGATAAGCGGGACTCTTCCAAAGATGTGATTATGTTTGCCGATATATTTTAATTCGGGTGATTGATTTTGCTTCATTTGATTGCCTTTATCATCACTGCCGATTGTATAGTGTAGAATTTCATGGTCGGTATACACGTCCAAATATACTTGCTTATCAAAACGTCTCGTAAATTTATGTAGTCCTAATAGTACATTTCGTTCTGCTGTTCCATCTTCCAATACATAGGCATTCAAAGGAGACAATACCGTAGCTGAAAACTGCCCATCCGAATCAATATAGTTTAATTCGAAGCTCTCACCGAAGATTTCGGATTGTTTCCGAAGCTGTAGATTATGCTCTTTGTCCCAATGACTCATATGTACATCTATATTATGTATAGCTTCATCCTGATCCGACTTGGACACATAGTTTACTGGATTTCCAAGCAGATAGCCCACTTCATTATCTACGAACTTACGAGGGAAATTGAAAATGAGCTTTTGATTGCTTCGGGCTTTCTTGCATGGCAT